CTCTACAGCAGTCCTCAAAGACAGTTGAACATCATTGGTTGTGTTATCTGCCTCGTCTATAATGACTACCTTGTGGGACGCACCAGACGTCAATGAGACTGTTGTGGCAAATTGACGGACTCTGTTTCTCACAGTATCAAGGAATCTACCCTCATCAGATCCATTGATCATGATGTAGGATGCACCTATCTCATCACATAATGCTTTGGCGATGGTAGTCTTACCCACACCAGCAGTTCCAGTAAGCAAGAGATTAGGCAATTCGCCTTGAGTGACGAATCCTTTAAATGCATCCTTGATAGTCTGTGGGAGTATACAGTCATCTGTCAATTTTGGTCGATATTTTTCGACCCATAAAAATTCTTTACTCAAGGTTCAAGTGCTATGTAATAGGTTAAGTCAACATTCTGGTTAATCCATTCAGAAATCAAATGCTTAGATACCTTAACACTATAGTCACCAGGTAAGACTCTAATGTTTTCAATCTTAAGATCAAGAGTAAAGGTGCCAGTGGTAGAACCAGCAACTGTAAGATCGTAAGTATTGCTGGTATCATTCTCTTTGTCTCTAAGAATAATCTTAATAGTTTCTGCACCTTCTTCAGCAAAGAATGTAAGGTCAGGTAAACTATAAACAGCAGATGCTTTCTGTAAAGCAATCAGATCTTGTTCAGTTAAACTGAATTGAATATCAGAACCAGGAAAGTTTACATTCTTTTCTGGTGCAGACTTTAACGTAATCTCAGGATCCGAAAAGTAATACTTAGCAGACTGACGACCCCCACGGATGTTAACAAAATCGCCACTGGTAAATTCCAATTGAGGATCATTAAACAAACTGATACCGCACAGAAACTGACTGAGATCATATATTGCGAAGTCAGTAGGAAAGTTTTCCTCGCCAGTGAATTTCGCGAGAATATTTTCTGCGTTTGATATAGTCCGTACTGTACTCCCTGATCTGAATACGATTGAGGAATTAATTGTCGAGAAGTTTTTGAGGACATCTAATGTTTTTTTAGATAGGGTTACTTTACTTGTCATAATCAACTGAGAAGGATGTAGGGTTGTTTGCGTTAATGTTGTTTGCTTTAGCAGTCTTGTCACTAAAGTGTAATAAGAGAATAGCGTAATGGGCAATCTTTATGATGTCCTTACGTGCTGTACCCTTCCTATCATAACGTGAAGCATATTTCAAAATGTTAGACCTACAGAATGCTTCAGCATCACCAACAGAATCAATGAGATCTAATGTTTGAATCCCATTCTTACTGTAGTGAGCACCATAGGTACTGGACACGTAATCCGAGATCTCTTTGAGGATCTCACTTTCGTTGTACTTCAATTTTCGCTCCATACATGATCAATGTCACCATGATAACATTGAAATTCGTTTCCGTCAAGGTCAACAACATTTATTTTATGTGTTGCTTTCCATTCACTGCCACCATCCCCAACAATACGGACACTCCTACCGTCCTTAAGACGGAGGATGTGTCCTAGGTATCCATCAAACGGTTTGGTCATTGGTTTCCTCGTTAGTGTTTACATCAGCATCCACCTTATCATAGAGTTCAATAAAGGATTGCTTAGTCTCATCATCAAATCTGTTAACACAGACCTTGATCGCTTTCATACGATCATTCCAAATAGAGTATGCTCTAATGATGTGTACCAATCTACGAGTTGAAATAACCTCATCGATACCACCATCTTTGAATGTTCTACGAATGATGTCTGCCCATGTAGCAAGATTATCACAGAATGCTTCATCATGCTTACCAACTGCTGCAGTAGCACGAAGAAGAATCTTCTTCTCAGTAACTGGTGAAGGATACTCTTGCTCAAATGTTAAAGCGAATCTTTCAAGGAAGGCTTCATTGAGCACGTTAGTTCCAATAAATCGTCCATCATCTGAACCTTTACCTTTAGTATTTGCGGTTGCAATGATGTTGAAACCCGCCTTTGGTTCGATGTATTTTCCAATTTTTTTAAGGAAAACTCCTTTACCCTCAAGGATGGACTGGAGGCAGAGGATTTTGTTTGAGGCAAGGTCAACCTCGTCAAGGAGCAAGATAGCTCCTCTGTTGAGAGCTTGAATAACTGGTCCGTCATGCCAGACGGTTGCACCGTTAACAAGACGGAACCCACCAATGAGATCATCTTCATCTGTCTCTATAGTAATGTTAACACGAATCAGTTCTCTATTTAGAGTAGCACATGCTTGCTCTACAGAGAAGGTCTTACCATTACCAGACATACCAGTAATAAACAAGGGGTAAAACAATTTGGAACTGATAACTTTCTTAACATCAGGGAAGTTACCAAAAGGAACAAAGTTATCATCCTTTTGAGGAACCAAGTTTTGCTCAATAGCAGGAATTGCAGCGGGAGCATTGAAAGTTTGTTCAAGTTTTTCCTGAACAGTCAAGTTCCACTTGCCAATACCTTGTTTGTAAGTCTTAAGTCTTTTCTTAACAGTAGCAAGAGAACATTTAAAGTGTTCTGATGCTTCAAATAGTTGTTTGGTGTTTACTTCAGTACCAACCTTATCAGTAAGGTATGTAACTAGGTCTTCAGTTGAAACAGGAACGGGAGCAAATGGCATGATGTGTTTTGTTGTGTATGAATATAGTATAAGGCATTTGGTGGTCAATGCGACCACCTGTGTACCAGTTTGTCAACTGGTTATGCCACATACTGAATAAAGGAACTAAGTAGTTTCTTATTAGTGGACTTACCCTTAAGCATTTTCTTGAATGCACGTGAGATGTCTGCTTTTTTAGCACCAGACTCAACATCGAATTCAACATCATCACTTAGAGAATTAGAATTGATAGCATACAGTGCAGTGAATGCTTTAGGTGAAGGTATAATAGCAGACTTAGTTTTCTTCCACTGCTTAACAACTTCACCATAGAATTCCTGATCACCATAGTGAGTAACAAACTTACTAAGACTTGAACCAGGCATAATACGGAAACCAAGAAGATTCACACTAGCAAAACGATCACGAACTTGTTGAATGAAGGTGTTAGTGTTTGATGTGTATCCGTCTAATTGAGTATACACACGACCAGTCTTACGATCACGAAGAACAACATTGTCACAAAGACGACGAGGACGGACATAATACTCATCCTTATGCTCATTGTAAAACTTACGACCGTATGCTGCTTGTGAAGATTCACCATCAGTAAGAACACATACGTTTACTTTCTGAACATCATTCTTTGATTTGAAATCAGGGATGATGTAGTTAAGCATTACGATTGCTTCATTTAATGGTGTACCAGAAAGACCTATTCCAAGAGTGTATCTGTAACCAGTATGCATAACATAGTATGCTGCTTCACGAAAAACATTAAGACACATACGCTCATAATCTTTAGAATTAGAACGAGAAGAAATCATGTTCATTAAGTGGAAGTAACCTTTACTTAAGTAAATTTTATTTTCTTTACAATCCCTTGATGCATAATAATTATCATCACCACTATACTCATAGTCTTCTCCCTCTAGGTTACGACGAACAGGATAGTAATCATTAGTAAAAGCATATACTTCAAATGGGATTTGAACTTTCTTACAGAATGATGTTAAGTTAATAAGTTGCTTAACAGTATCAAGAATCTCTCTTGACATAGAACCAGACCAGTCAAGTAAGAAAATCATTCCATGATTCTTACCATCAGGAAGAACAGTTATCTTCTTGAAAATATCTTCGTTATAAAGATAGGTGTGGAGTTTAGTAGTATCAAGGACTCCAGTCTTAGACTGACCAGCACGAGCGTAAGCGTCAGCAGACTTTCTACATTCAAATTCTTTAACAAGATAGTTAACCTCCTTTTGTGATTGTTTACGAAACTCACGATACTTTTCATCTACAGCATCGTAATTTTCTTCGTTGCCTTCTCTTTGCTCATCAATCCATCCATGAACTTCTGTCCAATCAGCAACGAAATCATTTAATTCTACATCCTCAGGTATTTCAACATATGTAGGATTTGAAGCATAAGGATTTGAGAGTTGTGAAGATGCACCATCGAATGCTCTTTGTGTTTGAGAATGATCTCCAGCACCTTGGTTACTGATTTGATCTTCATAGTCAAGACCATCATCTTCCAATTCATCTTCTTCTGAAGGAGATGGAGATGGAGATGGAGAACCACCTTCTTCATTTTCACCTTCACCTTGCTCAGGTTTAATTGTTACAGAATCATTTTCACCTTCAGAATCATCTTCATTATTTTCTGATGATCCTTGTGGAAGTGTTTGTTTTGTTTCTGGTTCAGCAACCTTTTGCATGTTACTAAACTCATATACATCTTGAGCAATCTTTAGAACTTCTTCAAAACTTTCTACTGTATCAGTACGAGCAACAAATAATTGCTCCTCAATAGAGAAAGGAATCATTGCTTCAGCACCACACTTAAAGTGTAGATTGATACGGTCTATTAAAGTAAGAGTATCAAGATCTTCATTAGCAATACCAAAGAAATCTTGATCATTTAATTCACGGTATCCACCAGCAAAACTCTTCTTAAGACCAGGATACTTACGCTTCATTAATTTCTCAATACGAGCATCCTCAATAACATTAACGAAATCCTTAGGACAATTAGTAGTTTCTGTCCAGTCATCATCAGGAGTGAACAATGCATGTCCAACCTCATGACCCACTAGCATATCATATACAATGTTACTAGCACGATCCCAGTTAGGAAGAGTCAAGACCCTACGATCTACATCAAACTGTGCAGTAGGTACGTTACGGTGCTCAACGATTAGATTCTCTGTTGCTAGGAGTCTAGCAAGGTTTCCTCTGATTTCTTGTCTTTGGTGGAACATGTATCTCGTGTGTTGATACTATTAGTATATACGAAAGAGACTGCTTGTGTACCACCCTTAGGACACTTCTTCAACTGTCTCCCTGAGGATGGAAAAATTCTTTTCCTTCTCAGCAGTTATAGTTCTAGCAAACTTACCTTCAAGTTGCTCCCTATGACTGATTACATACACATTAGTGTTAGAATCAAAGTTACGCAAGATCCATCCTAGATCAGAACCCCCCTGTTGGTCAAGGGAACTGTCAAAGATCTCATCTAAAATGAGAAGATTAGTATCCACGCTATTCTTAAGCTTAGCAATACTACGCCAAGTGAGCAAAAGAGCGATATCAATACGAGACTTTTCGCCTTCACTGAAACTATCGTAAGAGAATACATCACGATATCTAGACTTGATTATCTCTTGGAAGTTATCATCCAGCATAAAATTGACATAAAAGTCCATACGTTGTAAGTATTGATTGATATGTTGATTCATCGCTGGAAGATAAGTCTTGATAATCCTAGTCTTAATTCCATTATCCTTCAACAATTGTGACGCTGTTGTTAAGACATCACGATCTTTCTTTGAGTTACCAAGATCTGTAGTGTAAGATTTCTTATCTTTGATAAGACCTTCCAACTTAACAAACTCAGATTTCTTGTCAGGGTTTACACCCTCCAAGTCTTTAACCTCTTGCTCTATATCACGGATGGTTTGTCTGATTGTCGTGATGCGATAATTCGCTTGAGTAATATCAGAGTTGAGACTGAGTACAGTTTTCGATAATTTATTGAATTCATTTTCTCGATCTTCTTCTTTGGTGATAGCACGATTGAGATCTTCCAATCCAACATTAAGATTGTCTAATTCTTCTTGTCCTTCAGATAATTTCTGTTGTCTAAAAGACTCATCAATGTCCTGAGTACAGGTAGGACATGTTTTATTGTCTGCAAAGAAACTATGATTCTTATTACATGTATTTAACTTTGACTGTATTTTAACAAGGTATGTGTTCAACTTCTTTAATTTTGATGCACTTGAAGACACCCTTTCCATTTCTTTAGAATGTTTTAAGACTTCAGTATTCAGACGAACAATCTCATTATGGTTATCGTCTTCATCTTCTAACAATTCAGTAATCTTATTTTCTTTACGAACAATCTCCTCTTTATTCTTCTTCTCTAATTCAAGCATATACTTTTTCTGAATCTCAATCCTCTCTTCTATGAGATGAATTTTATAATCTATGTCTTTAACTTCATCGTTATTTTCTCTTACCCTATCCTTAAGAATCATATTCATTGTAGAGAAGACTTGAATGTCAAGGATATCTTCAATAATTTCTCGTCTCTGTGGAACAGATAACTTCATGAATGGTACGAACGTAGATGATCCTAGTACCACAATCTGTGTGAATGACTTATAGTTCATCTTAAGTACATTCTGCTCAAGGTTCTTCTGCTGATCCATAACTGTGCTTTCCTGATTCCACAGTTGGTCATTACAATAGATCTCAAACTTATTAGGTTTGATACCACGGATAACTTTATAATTAACTTTACCAATAGAAAATTCTACTTCGGTCATAGCATTCTTTTCATTGATGCTATTAACCAACATACTCTTACTAATTTTACGGAAAGGTTTTCCGAACAAAGAAAAAGTAAGAGCATCCAAAATGGTGCTCTTACCTGCTCCGTTACTTCCAATTATTAAATTAGTTTTGGCACCTAGTAAATCAACTTCACTGAATACATTGCCCGTCGAAAGAAAGTTCTTCCAACGGATCTTCTTAAAAATAATCATTCTCGGTCGTCGGGTGGAATCAAAAAATCGTCAGGGGTTATGATAGAGAACTTCTGTCCTCTGGATTGACATGCGTCTATTATAGCATGATCTTCCATTTTTACAATCTGCATAGATGGATAATCTTCATCATCCTGTAGCATCATAAGATACCTTTCAGCGTCATCGGCATCAGTAAAAATAGGGATTACTCTATTCTCTGCAGAATCAAAAACGGAATACACACCTTCAGGTTGATCTTCTAGTGTTACTATAAACATTTAAGATACGTTGCAACTTTCAATATATAGAGATCTCATGAGTTTCTTGAGATCAGTTTTATCTACAACCATCTCTACTTCATCAATATATTCATTGAGGAGTGTCATGGTATCCTTAGTTTCTAAATCTGCTTCATCTACACCTTCTACTTCAACTAGGGTCTCAGCAATTTTTACATCATGAGCACCTACATTGTAAAGACGATCAACCAATGTTTCAAACATTTGGTAGTCACGTTTTTCGTTAACGATGATCTTGATGTACTTGTCTTTATGACAAGACACATCGTATTTGTTGTAGTCGAAGTTTCTGTCATCGTAGGAGATCTTGTCAAAGATTTCATACGGGTTCTTGATGAACTTAAGTCTATCAGTTTCAGTATCATAGATATGAAACCCACGAGTATCCTTATAATCATTCCAAAACATCTGATAGGGGTTACCTAGGTATTGAATGTTACCTCGTTTTGATTTGTGATGATAATGTCCAGACCATACACGTTTAAAACGATGAAATAGTTTCTGATCCATACCATGATCCATAACAAGACCAGGAGTCATCTCAAAACCAGCTAGTTCTAAATGACCACAACAAATATCAGACTTACTATTATTGAGTGTTTCTAAAACTTCATCATAATTTTCCCTGTTGATCCAAGGAAGCATTAAGAAATTCTTACCACCAAGTTCGATATCTTCAGACTCCGTATAGATCTTAATGTTATCATATTGGTTAAGAAGTAACTCAGGTGAATTAATTCTATTGGTATTCTTATAGTAGATGCAATGATTGCCGATAAGCATATGCACCTTATATGGTCTCAACTTTTCAAAATAATTCTCAGTAATACGATTGAATGTATTAAAGTCCATAGACTTTCTGTTATCAAACGTATCACCCAAATCAATGATAGTATCAATGCCTTCTTTCTCTAGAGTAGGAAAGAATACATCATCATAAAACTTCTGCCAGAAGTTCCAGAAATTGATGTTACCTTTTCTCCCATCAAGATGTTGATCGGTAATCAGTGCAATCTTCATTTTTTAAATACACCCATTTTTGATAGTAACCATAGTGTAACTATAGTCCATCCTATGACATACCACATTATCTTTTAGTTGTGTTGCTACGTGTTCTATTGATTATGCTAATGAATTTATCACCAGCAAAATGCCCACCAAGGCAGACATCTATCTCATCACCATCCTTCCAGTTAACATCACCATTCATTTTGGTGTGTTGCATGAGGACAGCAACCTTGTTGATTACTTCTTCGGTTAATCTCATTGTAAATACTCCACTATTTTAAGTATCCCATAAGCAGTGAATACTTGTGGAACAATGAATGCAACCATTGCTACGACCCAAAAGACATAGTAATAGTTTTCTTTATTCTGTGTTCTCATTATTTCCTCATAGGTACTTGGATTGTCCATGCTGGTGATACTAGATCAACCATCTTAAACTGTTTCTTATTCTTTTCAATATCATTTAGATATGCTTCACGTCCAGGTTCAGGTTGAATCTCACCATAATGAGTTTCTTTAATACCCAAGTAATCCAGTATAGCATCATCAACCATAGTGTAAAGAGCATCCCAAGTTAAGGTATCCCTTAATCCAGTTGCTATACGATCAAGATCATTTCCATCAAGGTACTCACCTTTGCATATCTCTCTAGAGTAATCTCCATATTGAGTTTGGAGTTTTGCTCTTTCCTCTACCAACTTGTTAAGGTTGATAGAGATCTTGATATCATCATCAATCATTTATCTAATTTGCCAGAGATTTCATATGCTCCTTTATCCCCACCATGACCATGGGCAATACCTAATTCATGCATCTTAGCATGTTCGTCAATAGGATCACGTAAATCTTTTTTACCTGGTCCTACTGTAAGGTACAATCCATACCCCATAATAAAGAATAGTAATCCTACGATAATGAATACTATAATCATTTTAATCTAGGGATCCTAAATCGTTATGCTGTACTGGTCTATGATGTTTCATACCATCATGATTTCCATCATTAGGTAACTGACCAGTCATAAGATATTCTATTGTTTCTTTACAACCACGAAGATAATGAAGTTGTTCCGCTGTCTTATCTGTTTGTTCTTGTCCTTTAATCT